AATTTGCCAGGCCTTGGTGGTGGAGGTGGTGGCACTGACTCAATTATGTCTAAAGCAAAAGGTAAATCTCTTAAAAAGAGAGTTATAGATGCTGGTAAAATGGCAACTGTCCCTGCTAGATTTTTACTTAATATCAAGTCACCAGAAGATCCTCTATCAAAATTTGCTACTGATCGCATGACTCCAGAAGAAAAGGTAAGTAGTGCTATCTCCAATTATGTACAAGCAGATTCTAGTAATAATGAATTTGGTAATATAACTAGTAGCATGGTAAATAAACCTAGAGTGCAGACTGTGGTTCAACCAGTAATTCAGACACAGACAAGGCAAGTTCCTGTTCCCATGCCGATGGGATCGAGCACACAAGTTATTAAAACCACTAAGTCTAAATTACCACCATCAATTGCTAAGATGATAAATTAATGGAAAATAAATATTTTATTAAAAACTGCACTTTAATTCCTACAGAGGGTTCATCATTATCTGTAGAGTTTGAGATATCTGGTGGTAATCCCACATTTGTATATTATGAAAGTCTCAAAAGTCCCTCTATCTCTTTATCTATTCAATTTATTGATGTTGATCAATTAATCAGTCGTGAGGGTATAACTGGTGGTGAATATTTAGATCTAAGCATTAAGGTGCCTGGGTTTGATGATTTTGTAATTAGACATGATAAACATTTTTTAATGTTGAACTCTGTAAAAGATGTAAAAACTACATCAAATAAACAGATAGCAACTTTAGAGTTTGTTTCAGTTGAGTCAATTATAAATGAGACAGCGAGAGTATCAAAGAAGTTTAGTGGAAATGTTTCTGATCTTGTTATGGAATTACTGATAGGTGATAAGAAGGGAATACAAACAGATAAACCTTTAGATAAAGATCAAGCATTTAACAAATATTCTTTTGTAGGTAATATGAAAAGACCATTTGATACAATTCAGTGGTTATGTCCTAAGGCAGCAACTGATGATAAAAACTGTGGATTTTTGTTTTATGAAACCTTAGATGGTTACTTTTTTAAATCAATTCATAAATTGTTAGAAGGTGAAGCAACTGTGTATGAGAAACCAGAAAAACCAGTGGAATCAGACTTTAGAATAATTGAAAACAATTTGGACTCAACGAATGACATTGGAATGAATTGTAGATTGGGAATGTACGCAAATAAAACAATATATGTTGATCTAGAAACTGGCACCACAAAAACAACAGACTACAAAATATCTGAAATTGGTTTGAAGAATCCACCAAAATTACCAAATGGACTAGAAGACTTTCCAACTCGATTAATGTTAAGATTATTAGACAAAGGAGCGATGCAAAAAGGATCTAAGAAGGAGGAAAGAGAGAAGGAAAATGAGCTTGCCATTTTCCAAAACAAGTCTTATGCTAGGAATAATTTACTATTCTCACAATCATTAAGTATTTCTGTTCCATTTAATCCTGATATGAGAGCTGGTCAAATGATTGAGGTCAAATTACCAGTAAAAAAAAGTGATGATCAAGAACAAACAGATTATGGATCAGAGAGAGATAATGATATTAGTGGAAGGTATCTGGTGTCTGAATTAAAACACATCATAGGTAATTCAAAGGCAAACACACAATTAAAATTAGTTCGTGATGTCTTTACCGCTTAAATAAAAGAAACAGGAGAAT